TGATGATAAGTACGATGCATCAAAGCACGAAGATTACGCAGACGATATTTTACAAGCTAATTTTCAAGACGTATATTTTTCGTTGGTTTTTTTTTATCAAGTATTCAGAAATTGGATCGAAGTTACAAGGGATTATTTGGTGACCAAAATGATGATGACAGGGCAGACGAAGGAGCAATGCAGCCAAGTGGTAGCAAATTTATGCAGTATTTTGGATGGCATTATTCAGCCAAACTTATTGCCGACCACGAAAATATCAGAGTTGAGGAAGTTTACGACAGATTAACAATAGAGGCTTTAAATACATTGTCTTATCTAAAAGCAAAAACGGATTACGATAGGGAGTTACATAGACAGTTGTAGATTTGTGGTTTACCCCTGCCAATATGGTGGGGGTTTTTTGTGCGGTATATTTAAGCCGTTTATCTATTTATTGTTATGAGTATTAGTCAAGCACAGGCAAAGGCGATAGCAGACGGGTTTTTAGCCAAATTAGGGCAGCAAAAAACTATTAATGCCGATATGCCTGTTATTGGAGCAATGCTTCTAAGATACGGAGCAGAGTTCCAGCAAGAGGCTATTGATAACTTAAATGCAAATAAATCAATTGCTTCGGGTAATATACAAAATAATTTAACTTTTGAGGTTACTCAATTCGGAACGACTTATACTTTGTCAATGGGTTACCCTAAAAATACCCCTGCGTCAAAGTATTGGGATTTTGTGAATCAGGGGGTAAAGGGAACTAAAAATATAAAGGCAGATGGCAAAACGCCATACGCTTTTAAGAGCAATAAAAAGGCTATTCCTATTTCGGTGGTAGAAGGTTTTTTAAAGTATAATAAGAAAAAAGCAACCCAAGTAAAAAAATATACTAAGCTCGGAGTAGAACTAAAAGCAACAGAAGGAACAAAGGGTTTAAAATATGCAATAGCAAGAAAAATACATAAGGAAGGTTTACGATCAACGAGGTATTTTGATAAGGCAAGGGATAGCGTATTCGGAGCAGATTTTCAAAAGGTTATGAACGCAGCATTAGGATTTGACGTTGAAATAAAAATTACACAAATAGCAAACGAAATAAAAGATGGCAATAACAATAGAAAGTAGTCCTGCAACTTATAGCAGTATGCACGATGACCTTTGGTTTGTAGCGAGTTCTACAAATGTAGGCGAAACTTCCTTTAAGTTTATTTATGATATATTCATAGATGGCGCACAGGTAAGCAGAACAAAGATATATCCAGCACCAAGCGCAGAGGGTAGCTATGGTATTTACAATTCAAGTCCTGTGGTTAGGGCTTATGTAGAAAACTACTTTGAGCCATCAGGAAGTTCAATCCTTGTTTCGACAAATAATAAGATTAAAGTTGATTATCAATACAGGGTAGGCGAAGCATATTACAACGCTTCAGGTGAACAGGTAAATAATTATAATTTAGCATCAGGGAATTTAAGTGCTTACAATTACTATCCGCCTTTATTTGCGGACATTCTATTTGTAAACAATAACACGCCTTTGGTACTATCTAACTATTATGATAATTTACTAATAGAAAATTTTACGGATGATTGGCTTACAGAAAGGGATACGGATAATATTGTTTTAGAATATGGCGATAACTTTTTTGCCACCTATCTAAAAATAACTGCGGGATCTTATAGTGCGGTTGTAGATGTAATTAACGAAAGCGGTGCGGTTATTAATACGGCAAGCGGAAGCGTAACGCTATCAGGGGAAATGAATCTATTTAACCTACAAGCAGCGCATATCAATACATTTGCAGGATCAACAATTATAACAGAGAACACATACGGATACAATGTTTATTTAAAATTAGGGGTGGCTGAATCAAGGAAGTTAAAGTTTGTACAAAAGTGCTATCCTAAGTTTAAGCAATATAATTTACACTTCCTTAATAGATTAGGAGGTTGGGATACTATGAAATTTGCATTGGTCAATAAAAGGTCAAGTGAATTTAAAAGGGCTTCATACAGGCGCAATGATTGGCAGCTATCAGGCAATCAAATGTCTAACAGTGATGCTTATAATAAGTACAATGAAACTACTTTAAACTATGCAATTCAGCATACAGATAAGTACAAGCTAATAAGCGATTGGGTTAGTCAACAGGATTACGAATGGCTTGCACAATTAGTGGCGAGTAGTATTTGTTATATGGAGGTGCAAGGTGCTTATTTCCCTGTAACAATAGCAGATACAAACTACGAATATAAATTAGAGGTAAGCGATAAGCTATTTAATTTTGAGATTGGAATTGAAATAGGAAAATATACAAATAGTCAATTTAGATAATGATTAGTACAGAAATATACATAGAAGATTTTAGACTTGATTTAGTACAGGATATAAGTACAGAGTTTACATATACAATTGATGATATTACTGACTTTGGTAGTAAAAACACTTCATATAGTAAAACGATATCTATAACGGGTACGGCTACAAACAATAAAATATTTGGCTTTATATTTGATTTAGCAAATGCAAATGATACTGATAATAGCTTACCGAATGTTAACTACAATTTTAACGCTTCGAAACAAGCTAATTGTAAAATATTTATTGATAAAATACAAATATTTAAAGGGACTTTAAGGATATTAGAGATTGTTATTGATGATAAAACGATTGAATATCAATGCTCTGTATTTGGGGAGTTAGGCGGGTTTATGACTACATTAGGAAATAAAAGATTGACAGATTTAGATTTTAGCGCATACGATCACGTTTATAATGTAACAAATATTAAAGCAAGTTGGGATACTATTGCAGGATCAGGTTATTTTTATCCATTGATTGATTACGGAAATGTAAGCACAGACAAAGTAAATTTTGAAGTTGAAGCATACAGACCGGCTTTATATGTTGCTGAATATATAGAAAAAATATTTGCAGGTACTGATTATACATATTCATTAGAACTTTTAGAGGGGGATCAAAATTTATTTAACAGGCTTATAATACCACAGAATCTAAAAAGTTTTACTAAAACTACAAGCAATTTTCCTGTTGCCACAAGGACAACAAGCCTTGAGGTTTTAGGCACCGCTTTATATCCATTCACAACAGTAACAGGATCTGGATTAGTTCCAAGTTCAGGCAATAGAGTTTTTACTTATAGCGGAACTACAACAATAAATTTAAAAATAGACTATTCATTTTCAGGGGATTCTACTGATGGTATTTTTTTTATTTTAAAAAATAATGTAAGCGTTTATTCAGAAATTTTTAGTGGCAGTTTTGGAGTAGCTGGGGAGTTTACAATATCTATGAATGCTAATGATGCAATTAGTTTTAGATTTACTAATGCGGCATCAGATAAGACAGATCCGCCGGTTACAGTAACAGAGGGCGAAGTATCTTTTTTCTCTGATTCTATTGTGCCTGTTCTTGTAAATTATGGTGATGCTATAATTATTGCAGATTCAATCCCTAAAGGTATATTTCAAAGAGACTTTTTTTTAAGCATAACTAAAATGTTTAATTTGTATGTATATGAAGATACTTGGGATGAAAAAAAGATAATGATAAAACCTTACATAAACTTTTATCCTGAATCAAGCGCGACGGCAATTGACTGGTCAAATAAAATAGATAGGGCTAAACCTTTGAGTATCAAACCAATGAGTGAATTAAACGCAAGGTATTTCCATTACAAGTTTAAAGAGGATAATGATTTTTACAATGAGAACTATAAAAAGAAATACAACGAAAGTTATGGAGATAGGGTTTTTGATACTCTAATTGATTTTAGTAAAGAAACTGAAAGCCTAAGTGTAATATTTGCATCAAGTGTATTATACCAAAAAGATGGAACGGATAAAATATATCCAGCTATTTATAAGGTATCGGATAATAACACAAAAGAAAATTCAATGGATAGTGTTATCAGGATTATGCAAGCTAAAAAGATAACAGGTAGAACAAGTTGGAATCTATTAAACAATGCATCACTAATTGAAGCATTAACTACTTATGGTTATGGAGGGCATTTAAACGATCCATTTACGCCTACAAACGATATTAACTTTGGTGCTGCAAATGAAATACAATTTAATGGCTCACTACCATCAACAAATTTATTTAACGCCTATCATAGTGAATACATAGCAGAAATAACAAGTAAGGATTCAAAGCTATTAACTTGTTCGGCATTATTAGATACAATTGATATTATGAACTTAGATTTTAGTAAGTTTTATTGGATTGATGGAATATTATTTAGGCTGAATAAAGTAGACGGGTTTAACCCAATGGAATACAAGACAACAAAAATTAGTTTATTAAAGGTTATTGAAACAAAATATTTTTAAAATGGCACAGACTACAGCAGATTTAATTGTAAATGTAAATACGGATCAGGCAGCAAAATCAATAGGTTCACTTAAAACGCAATTAAAGCAAGCACAGGCGGAAGTAGTGGCATTATCAGATAAGTTCGGTGCTACGTCTAAGGAAGCTATTGAGGCAGCAAAAAGGGCGGCAGAATTAAGGGATAGGATCGGGGATGCAAGGGCATTAACAGAAGCATTTAATCCAGATGCAAAGTTTAAAGCATTGACATCTTCATTATCTGGTGTTGCGGGTGGATTTGCAGCCGTTCAAGGTGCTATGGCATTATTTGGTTCTGAAAGTGAAGATTTGCAAAAAACTTTAGTAAAAGTACAATCTGCAATGGCTCTATCACAAGGTTTGCAAGCAGTTGGGGAAAGCATTGATTCATTTAAACAATTAGGTGCAGTTATTAGAACACAAGTAGTTGCTGCATTTAGTACATTAAGAGGAGCAATTATAGCAACCGGAGTTGGTGCATTAGCTGTCGGGGTAGGTTTATTAATAGCAAACTTTGATAAAGTAAAACAAGTAATTAATGACCTTTTCCCTTCTTTGGGAGAATTTGCTGATAAAGTAAAATTAATTGTTCAAGGTTTTACTGATTTTATTGGTGTAACAAGTGAGGCTAAAAGAAATGCAGATGCATTAACAGTAGCAACTGAAGCTTATATAAAGTCAGCCGATAGAATTATAAGAGAATTAGAATCACAAAATGGTAAGGAAAAAGAAATATACGATGCTAAAAGAGACAGGATTGAAAAACAATTAAGTTTAATAAAGGGTGCAACTGCCGCAGAGTTACAAGCAATAGCAGATTTAAATACCGAAATAAAAATTTTAGATAATCAAGAGGCAAAAAGAAAACAAAAGATAGCTGATGATGCGGCAGCTGCAAGGAAAAAAGAGGAAGCAGATGAAAAAGCAAGACTTGAAAGAGCAGAAGCAGATGCACAAGCGTATGAAGATTTTGATACTAAACTTCAACAAAGATTAATAGAACTTGATGAGGATAAGGTTGCTAAAAAAAGACAATTAGCTTATCAAGAAATGCAAAATTTTATTACTGATATTGATTTTGAAAATGATTTATTGGATAATGATTTTGAGGCAGATCAACAAAGATTAGCTAATAAAGAAGCATATTTAGCAGAACAAAAAAAAATTGAGTTATCTAATTTAGAATTAGACGAAAATCAAAGATTTGAAATTATAAGTAAATATGCAAATTTAGAAAGGCAACTTGATAAGGAAATAACAGATAGTAAAAAACAACAAAGGGAAGCAGAATTAAAAGCAGATGAAGAATTACAAGAAGCAAAATATCAAATAGCACAAGCAGGTTTAGGTTTATTAGCTTCATTAGCAGGGGATAATGAGAAATTAGCAAATATAATTTTTGCAATATCAAAAGCATTAGAAATAGGTAGAATTATAAGTACAACTGCTGGTGCTATTGCGCAAGTAAACGCTAATACTGCTGCTATTCCTGCAATTTTACCACCATCAATACCAAATCCGGCTTTTGCTGCTGCTGCTGCTATTGGTGCAAAAAAGATAGCTACATTAAAAATTGGGGCTGCTGCTTCTATTGCTACTATTGCTGCTGCTTCTATTGCTAAATTTAAATCAGGAAGCGCAAGTTCAGTTCAAAGTGGAAGTGAAGCAACGGCGCAAGCACCTATAATCCCACAATTACCTGCTGCTCAAACTACAAATATAAGCAGACAATCAATTAATGATTTAGGCAATCAAGCAGTAAGGGCTTACGTTATTGAAACAGATGTAACAGGCAATCAGCAAAGAATGGCAGCCATTAAACAAAGAGCAAGATTTAGTTAAACGATAAATATTCACAAATAAACTATTTAAAGATATGAATACAGAGATACCTATTTATATGTTGGACATTACGGATAGCATTGAAGATGATTCACAAGTTGATTTCATTGCATTAGTTGATCGTCCTGCAATACAAAAGAATTGGAACGCATTTAATAAAACCCAAAAATTTGAGGTAACAAATGAAGATCGCCGTATTATTTCAGGTGCTATTATGTTGGCTGATACGCCTATTTTTAGGTCTGATGCTACTTATGGCGATTACTATGTGGCTTTTAGTTCAGACACTATTCTTAAAATTGTTCAGAAGTTTTTTAAAAAAGGATTCCAGAGCAATGTTAATTTAATGCACGATTCAAGCGCACAATTTGAAGGCGTTACCTTATTTGAAAGTTTTATATCTGATCCTTCGCGTGGCATTATGCCAATGAAAGGATTTGAAGATGCGCCTGTTGGCAGTTGGTTTGGGTCTATGATCGTGGATAATGACGAGGCGTGGGCTAAGGTTAAAAGCGGACAAATAATGGGCTTTAGCGTAGAGGGATTATTTACCTACAAACCGAAGGAAGTGAACAAGATTGCGTCTATGGTTGATGCAATCAAAAAAATATTATCACAGGTTAAGTGATAAACTATTTATTTTTTAACTATATAATAAAAAAAGTATGAACGCACAGGAAGCAATTTTAAAAATTAAGGCTTTGTTTGAGGACAACGCTGCGCCTGTTAAGGAAGATGAAGCCGATATGACTAAGGTTGAGGAAACTAAAGTTGAGATGGCAGAATATTCATTAATGGACGGAACTAAGGTTGAGATTTCAGCTTTAGAGGTTGGCGGTTTAGTTACTATTGAAGGGCAACCAGCACCGGCAGGAGATCACGATTTAATGGACGGAACACAAATTACTTTAGACGAGAACGGAAAAATTACCGAGATTGAAACTAAAGTAGTTGAAGCAAGCCCAGAAGTTGATACAGAAGTTGAAGCGGGAGCAGATTACAAAGATAAAAAGATGAAGAAAATGGCAGAAGAATTTGAGGCAATGATTGCTGAATTGACTGAAGCTAAGAATGTATCTGACGCAAAAGTTTTGGATTTAGAGAATAAGGTTAAGCAAGGATTTGCACAAGTAGCTGAATTAATTGAAGCACTTTCAAATACGCCAAGCGAAGATCCTATTAAAAAACCAAATAGCTTTAATGAGTTTGTAAATACAAAAGGCATTAAAGAACAAAGATTAGAAAAATATAGAAACGCAATTTTAAACAAATAAAAATTAATAACAATGGCATTTGACGTATCAACATTAGCCGCTTACACAGAGCAAAACGAAGCCTTATTGGTAACTGATTCTGTATTAGGTGCAAAGACCGCAGCTTTAATTAAAAGCGCAGGTAACGTTATGGTAGGCGTAAAGTCTGCTGAAACAATCAACATTATGGACACAGACGCGATCTTCCAAGCAGGTGGATCTTGCGGTTTTACTGCATCTGGTTCAACAACTTTTACTCAAAGAACAGTAACAGTTGGAAAAATTAAAGTAAACGAATCTCTTTGTCCTAAAGACTTAGAAGCTAAGTACTTACAAAAAGCATTACCAACAGGATCAATGTATGATTCTATTCCTTTCGAGCAAGAGTTTGCTGAGAAGAAAGCTAAGACTATTGCTGCTCAATTAGAAACTGCGTTATGGCAGGGCGATACCGCTTCAGGCAATGCGAATCTATCTAAATTTGACGGGCTTGTTAAATTGATCGGAGCTGCAACAGGTGTTGTAGCTGCAAACGTTTCTACTTACATTTCAGGTGCTCCTTTAAGCACAATTACTGCTGGTAATGTAATCAGCATTTTTGATGGTGTATATCAAGCAATCCCTGCACAAGTTGTAGCTGCTGATGATATGACTATCTTCTGTGGTCAAGACGTATTTAGAACTTATACAGTTGCATTAAAGAACGCTAACCAATTCCATTATTCTATTGATGTGAAAGCGGATAGCGAGTTTATATTGCCGGGTACTCCTATTAAAGTTATTGCTTTACAAGGTTTAAACGGAACTAACAAAGTATATGCAATGCGTATTTCTAACTTGTTCTTAGGAACAGATTTGTTGAACGAAGAGGAAAAATTTGAAATCTTCTATGCAAAAGAAGCTGATCAAGTTCGTTTCGTATCTGAGTTCAAAATGGGTGTAAACGTAGCGTTCCCAGATGAGATCGTTAAGTTTATCTTAGCATAAATTATTGGGGGGTTTCATCGCCCCCCATTTTTAATAAAATTTTAAATTTAATATTATGCCGTGTGCATTAACATCAGGATACACTTTAGACTGCCGTGATAGCTTAGGCGGTGTTACGGAAGTGTATTTCATAGAAGCAGCTAACGTAACTGCTACAACCGAAGCGAGTGGTGTAATTACCGCATTAACAAAGGCATCAGGTAAAAGATTCTATAAATACGAGCAAGTAAAAGATACATCAATGATGAATCAAACAATTACTACTAACGTACAGAATGGAACAGTATTTTATGCACAGGAATTAATGGTTGTATTAAATAAATTACAAACCGCAACAAGAAACGAGATTTTATTACTTGCTCAAAATACTTTGATTGCAGTAGTAAAGGATTCAAACGGCGTATTCTGGTATCTTGGTAAAACAAGAGGATTAGATTTAACTGC